AGAACATTGGCGCCGTCTTTATCAGGAGAAATGGCTATGAGGACAAGTGATAGAACCTCCACCATCACCCATGACTTTATTGTGGGGCATAAATATGAGGTCAGGGTGCAGGCGGTTGGACCGGACGGCACGATGCAGGCGACGGAGAACGCCCCCTGTAACGCCATCGTCATTCATGGGAAGCAATCAGTACCGGCCGCCCCGGAGGATTTGGCGACAGCGGGATTCCTGAACTCCATCACCCTGACATGGACGAATCCCACCGACCATGACTTCGACCGCGTGGAGATATGGCAGTCGGCGACCAACCACATAAACACTGCATCCATGATAGCCGAAATCAAAGGGATTACATATATCGACCCCATCGGCAGCGGCAACGTCACCAGGTATTACTGGTTGAGGGCGGTCAATACGTCGGGGTTGAAGTCTGGGTTTGAGCCGGAAGACGGGACAGGCACAGGGGTCAGCGGCACATCGGATGGGGTGACGGCGACCGACATTGACGACTTCTCCATAACAGCCACCAAGATGTGGACGAACACAGTGATCCTCACGGGGGACGCATGGACCAACAATAGCCCCGTGGGCGGGTCTATAGCATGGAACTCCCACCACATCGTATACAATGGGGTGTCCTATCCGATTGCCGCGGGCAACACGGTGGCATTGCTGCCCACCGCCACAGTCTACGTATACTGGACAATAGGGGCGGCGGCTTACTCCATCTCCAACACCCACCCGACACTGGGCATCACCGCCTTCATGATTGCCATAAACACGGCGGGCATCCACACCCTTGTTTGGAATAGTTCGGCAAACATGGTTATTGGGACAGCGTTCATTGCCGACCTCGCCGTGACCAATGCCAAGATAGCCGACCTGAATGCCGCCAAGATAACAGCGGGCACCATAGCTTCACAACAAATAGTATTGGGCATCACAGCAGGGACGGGGGATTGTGCCATACGCGCTGGCAAGACGGACTTCACCAATACCCAAACAGGGTTTATACTTGGGTTGGATGATTCGGATGGGGACAAGCCCAAATTCTACATTGGGGATGCTACAAATTATCTCAACTGGACGGGGGCGGGTCTCACAATCAAGGGGGCGATAAGCACAAATACCGGGTCAGTTGTCAATACTGGATATTTGTCAGGGTTGATTTCCCCCGCTAATATTGCACTGGCGGAACGTGGGTGGGTGCAGACCTGTGTGTTCTCCATGACCGATGCCAATACTGTGGCATGGGGGGCGGGGACATTCACCGCCACAGACGGTACTGCTTACTCCATCAATGCCGGTAACACGGGCGACATGGCCGCCAAGACCTATATCTACCTGGACATCACCACATCCACCACCACATACCAAATCACCACCAACCCCACCACAGCCATTGGCGCCCACCATGTTATTGTGGCAGTTGCCCAGAACGGCACTGTTGAACCCACATGGGAGGTGTTGCAGAGCCAGGGGGGCAAGAACATTAATGCGGCGGAGATTGTGGCGGGGTCTATTACTGCCAATGAGATAACCGCCAACACCATCACCGCCGCACAAATATCCACGCTCATAATAAACGCTGGTAAGGTTACGGCATCCTATCTGACAGCGGATAATATTACGACGGGCACCCTCACTGGGCTTGTGGTACAAACAGACAGCGGAGCGGTAGGTCACTACAAAAGAGTCAAACTCGATTCTTCGGATAATACGTTACGCTTTTATGATGCTTCAAATGTTAATGTCATTACTATGGATGACCTTCTTGTTGGCTCCGGGAGACCGGGTATAGTAATTGGGGATACATCTGGCGGTTATTTGCTTGTAATGAATGTAGCTATTGGAGGTTCAGCCACCAAATTCACAGAAATATATGAAGGGTTTCTAACCACTTACAATGACAGCACCGGTTCAGTTAATATGATTAGAGCAGCTCGCACGGGGGCGAGCGGTACTGGATCAAATTTCCTTGCGATAAACGCCGCTGGTGTTACGGCAAACCTATTTCGTGGTGTCGTAAATGATGTGGAAATGTTTGAAGTTGACTATACTGGAATTACAAATACGGCAGCCCAATATAATGTTGCAGGAACGAAAGTCGTTGGCGCACAAGGAGCCGCCATTGCCAACGCCACCGACGCGGCAAGCGTGATATTACGTCTCAACGATTTACTCGCCCGTTGTCGTGCGCATGGGCTTATTGCCACATAAATAAAAAGGTCTTGGGTGGTTCGGTCGGCGTGAGCCTCCTACTTCCCAAGACCCTCAGTTAATTTTGAAAGGTGAGGGTAATATATACGAGATTACGGGTTTGTCAAGATAAATTTTACTGGGAGGATGAGGCGGATGTCACCAGAAGCTTGGACGGCAGTCACAGTAGGTATGATAGGTGGTTTTGGTGTCATCATATCATCAATCATCAAACTTGTGCCACGGCGGACTAATGCAGCCACCACCACTACACCCAACGTCTGTGCCGAACATTCCGGCGTGGCGGTGGCAATAAAGAACATGGAGAGCGGACTTGAGCGTGTAGAAAAAGCCCAAGCCGAAACGTGGGCGGGCATCAATGAAATCCGTGTGGATGTCAAAGCCCTGCTCAAGAATGGAGGGCACTGACATGGTGGATAACAAACAACTCATTGCTCTCCTTATCCGCCACGAAGGCAGGCGGAACAAACCCTACCTATGCCCCAGCGGCAAGCTCACCATCGGCATTGGTCACAACCTCGACGACAATGGTCTCTCCAACACTATCATCGACCTCATTCTCACCGAGGACATCGGCAATGCCGTCCGAGATTTGTGTTCCGTATTCCCTGGATTCTACGGGTTTGGCGATGCCCGCAAGTGCGCCCTCATCTCCATGATGTTCATGGGACTCCCCGCCTTCCGCACATTCAAGCGCATGATAAAGGCTATTCTGGTTGCCGACTGGAACACGGCAGCCGCCGAAGCACTCAACTCCACATGGGCGTCCCAAGTCAAGGGGCGTGCCACGGAAATCTCATACATGCTACGCACCAACACTTTCAAGGAGGTATCGTCATGAACAAGCTCAAATCCTTCATCAGCCGCAAGTTTCTCATAGCCGTATTGACACCGATACTGCTTTACATCAACTCCCAACTCGCCAACCCCCTCGATCCGGAAGCGGTCAAGAACATCGTCCTGGTGGTCGTGGCATATTTGCTTGGTCAGTCCGCCGTGGATGTGACCACTGCCATCAAGAACGGGGGCAAGTAACCTATGAGGAAACCAGAACCCAAACCAAACCCCGAAACTCCCATTACCGAGGCAGGTATGGTTATTCCCACATCCCGCATCATAGCCAAGCGTGAAGAACTTCTCGGTATACGTAACCAGTTGCGGGAACAGTTGGCCGGTGTTGAGAACCAACTCTATGTCCTCGACCAGCTTCTCAACCCGCCGGCGCCTACCGCACCGCCCACACCGCCACCTGCCGATGAACTACCATTGCCAGATGGCTGTCCTGCACCCGGCGCCGAACCCGATCCCGACTCACCAGTCCAACTCCCCATCCCTGGCATCATCTGACCACTGCGAGGGGGCTAACCACCCCCTCCAACCACTCCCACATACCCGCCCGCTGCCCACCACCAATCGCCACTGGCCGTAGGCAGAACAATGAATTGCTCGTTTGTGCAGTATGCCTGGGGCAAAAGTACACACCACAAACAAGTACCACCATACCCCCTACATCACAAAAACCGAATATAACCCAAACCCAATAATGGAGTGGGGGTGGGGGTGCACAGTGCCTTGTTTACATAATGTTAATTATGTGCAATTACTGTATAGTGTAAACACATACACGTATCCTATCCCTCATCGTACGCCAAACACATATACATGTAGTCAGTGTCAGTATTTGACAGTCTAATATTTGCTACTCTAAATTCTGACACCACAAGCGTATAATCGTGTTACTTCATCACATAATTGTGCCACAAATGTAGGGTTGTCAGACAACGTTATTAGTTTATTACAGTAGTGTCATTGCAGTGTACCTTGTTACGACTATTTACAATTAATTTGATGTACTGTGCATTTTTCTCTTGACAAGTGCGATATTGCACCATATACTATGTACATACACTAAAAATTCACAAGGCAATAACCGTATAATGAAGGGGTGTAGTATGGAGTATGTAAGTAACAGTGATCCGGCCGGAGTGTATGTGATTGTAGTATGGGGGGCCACTATAATGTATATGGCATTCACGTTCATGTATCGGAAACACTAAAAACAAGGGGGTGTGGAATGAAACAACTTATCGGATTAAGAACATACTTCTATTATTTCAAAGCCCATGAGGCATATCTCCGGGCGGTAAAACGTCTGAGGGACAAGGGGGTGATCACAGAACTGTTCGCCGGCGACGGATACGCGTTTGAATTGAAACTAAACAGAAGAGTACATTAAAAGGGGGTGTATCATGAGACACACATTTACGAACGGCATGGAATGTTTACACGTTTTTGCATCGCAAACGCAAGATTACGGGAGTGCCGGGAATATTAGTTTCCGGGATCAGATAGCGTATAGTTACGGGCGTTATCCAATTGCACGAATAATCAACACTGGGACAAAACGTTTCGGCAGTGGCCGG